TTGGTTCCAGAAACATTAATAGTACCAGAACCAGTAACAACTGGTGTCTGAGCAACATCGGTTGCTTCAGCAAGTTTGAATATACTTCCTGAACCATTGAAGAAGAATGGTCTGGATTCAACAGCACCAACACCATAAGCCTGATACTCATGTAGAGATATCTGACCACCAAACTTCCTTTCTATTACACCATCGTCTCTGAAGGATGTTGGTGTATCTGTTATTAAACCGTAATTATCTCCAGTTATTACTGAAGTATCACTGAATGATACTTCCTTAGCAAGAGCATCTTCAATAGTATCATCAAATGATAGTGATGTACTACCAAATGTAGAACCTTGTCTTGTAGTTACTGAACCGTAATTATCCTGTGTCCAAGTCTCTCTTGGGTCACGAGAATAATCAAATATTACTCTATCAATCTGATAATTTCTTCTATTACCACCCTTAATCTTCGCAGCGTTTTTAATTACTGGGAGGTAACTTTCGTGGTCAGGAGTTGTTGTTCCTCCAGATACATTAAACGTACCTGTTCCATCCCACGGATAAACTTGATCTAATTCTGTGGCTGCGGTTTGGCTAATTTGCAGACCAACACCGTTGCCTTTATAATTCGCTTTTGAATATGACTCATCAACAACACCAGTGGTGTTGAAGATAACTGGTCCAGCCGCTCCAAGATCTGGTATAACCAGTCTTTCCAGTCCATGACCAATCTCGAATATTGTACCAGAACCAATCCAAGGTCTAACAGGATTGGTCAGTGCCGCAGCACCTACGTCGAATAATACTGTGTTATCTGCTGGGAAGATGACCTGAGATCTAGATCTACCGAACTCATCTCTTCCATCTACTACATTTATTGGGCCGAATGGTACTATATCACCAAGCCATCTGATCTCACCCCAATAATCTACATTAAAATAATTTGCGTCTCGTTCAATAACCGCTGTTTGATTTATATCGCCATAGTCGATATTCTCCGAAGAAGAAGTCAAGATCGAACCTTGATCTATTCCAACGAATTCATCTATCTTCGTATTGTCATATACGAATACGGTCAAGAACTACCTCCTATAATTAAAAAGGGTCTGCTTAGATATAAAGCAAACCCCACATATTGAATATTTAGTCTGTTTCTTAGTCGAGTGCGACGTTCAAGGTAATCTTGATTTGGTCACCGTTGTTCTGAATGTTGTAAGGTCCGTTTGTGAATCTCTCAGCGTACATGATTGAACTGTAGAGAGTCGCAGTATTAAGTCCCAATACACCGTTAGATGTAGCAGTCATTGCAGGAGTTGTTACAAACTCGTCTGCATTAGGTACATCGAAGATAGTATAAACATTAGACTCAAGAGTTGTATTACCAGCACCAGAGTTGACATAAAGAATGTCACCATTCTTCAGACCGTGGTTAGTAATAGAAATCTTACCGAAACTAAATGTAATACTTGGGTCAGTAGCAACCTGAATGTTATCAACAAGTGCCTTATCCAGATACACGACCTGTAGCGACCTATCAATACCAATAATTCGAGTTCCAGTCTGAATACCTGCGTTACCTGCAACATACTGACCAAGAGTTAGATCATTGATACTAACCTGTGGGTCAATAGTGATGTAAGAGTTACCAACAACCCCAATACATGGGTCTGTGTTGTTACCCTTAGTAACTGTAGTTCCGATGCCGACACTAGCGGAATGAACAACACCTTGTACTGCGACAGGCATGTTGTTTGCACGAGTAACATAATATCCGTAGATGTTACCAGCAGGTCCCGTGAATGTGAAAGTCTGTTCTGGGTATGTAGCAGTTGTACCACTACCAACGTTCTTAATAACCCATCTCGATCCGTTTAGCAGAATTCCGTACTGCTGGTTGTAATCTTGGTCGCCCCTGTTGTTAACGCAAACTGGATATCCAGTGTTTGCGGTAGTTCCGTAACCATTTACGTTACCGTCAATATACGGTTCAAAGTAAGCAGTTGCAGAGGGAACGTCCCCTTCAGCTGGGTTGGTGTTACTTGTAAAGAGTTTCAATACAAGGTTTCTAGGTGAGTTATCTTCTAGATCTGCAACGAAATTATTTTGCGCTATCAGATACCTGAGTGACTCAATTTCACCAATATTAGGGACTAGTAATGCCATCGATACAACTCCTCTGAGGGGTTAGACTTTAAGAACTATACTTATTTATAGTATTCTACAATTTTAATTTTAGAGAGATTAGTAACCTTCTAATATTAGTCACGCTTACCACGTTAAAGTTTAGGATGTCTCCTGCAACAATTGTGGTATCCCAGTTATTTAGTACATCATCAAAGTATTTATTTGTTGATTGCAACTGAACCCTTTGATTTTGAGTGATACTAGTGAAACTTGGGAAATTTTGGAAAGTAGTTTTTGATATGTCGAAAACAATATCTCCAGTTTGATCACACAATACTCGTACATTTTCGATCTTTCCACTTACATCTATAGTTACTCTACCCTTATCTCCAGCAATCATTGGAGTAGTTCCACTATCAATTACATAATTTACAGTTCGGGTAAGATCCGCTGCAGCGGCCAAAGCGATCATGAAAACATTATCAGTACCAGTAGGTGCAGTTGTAAATACAATCTTATCTCCAGAAATATTATAATCCGTTGCTGGATTTAAAAGTAAATTATTCTTGGATACAATCAATTGTTGATTGTTATTTGGACTGTATGCAACACCTTGATCAGTTAATGAGAATGTTTTACCAATCCCATTCATTCCAGCAATAGTATCCAGTACGATATTACCGTATTGAATCGATTTTGAAGGAATTTCATAATCAACACCAACGTTATAATCGCCAGGTTGATTTAAGGTAACTAGATAATCTGCCATTATGAAACGCCTGGTATAACTAAAACATTTCCCTGTATGGGTCTTGTTTTATATGAGTTGGGTGAAGTCAAAACGAGATCATATACGTATCTTCCACCTTCTATTGAAGTAGTAATCGTGCTAGCAAGAGCAACTTTCACTTGTCCGTTTATCCTATCAGGAAAACTAACAACAAAAGCATTGAATTTTGTAGCGTCAGGGTGTTTCTTAATCTTAGATTCGGCAGTATAGCCAGTCAAATTCAAAGACGAATTATTATTATTTTTAATAGTAAAGGTTGCTTCAAAATCTACGCCCTGATCAAGAACTAAATTGACATTTCTTGCCGTCATAGTGAAATAGGAAGATTTTAGTTATTTATGACAATTTACTCAAAACTACGTTCAACATAGACTTGATCTCATTCATTTCATCCTTTAGGTTATCAAGTTCTTGTTTCTCTGTTAGTTTTTGATTTTTCATTCGCAGATAATTATCATATTCACTATCCGAGCAATTAAGAATTGCACCAGATTCAACATCTCTATAAAGCGATGTACTATCTTGGACTTTTATTTTATCCATTAGATAGAAGCAATCGCTCTCAAATCACGGAGTTTAGGAACAAACGCATAGTTTGTACCACTCATAATAATTTTAATTTGGAATCCATTAAACTGAGGTAGATCTCCAATACTGAACTTATACTCTTTATAGTCAGCTTCAGTGGAAGAAGAAAGAATCCTTCTATCTGGTTTTCCGTTATTCTTAGCCTTATTGATAATTAAACCATTAGAATCTAAATTATCATAGCCTGGGAATAGTTCAAATAACTGATATTGTGGTGGAGCATCTACTCTGAATATCCTATAAAGGACCCTAATATCATTTGTTGCATGTCTGTATGCATCAAACATGACTGTCAATCCATCAGCAGCCTTTTCAAGATTAACAATCTTAGAAAGATAAACTGCAGCACTTGGATCACCATCAAGAGAATTAACTCTCAAATCACTTGCATAGTCAGTAACCTTGGAGTTAATTCTATCCATTGTTGTGATAAGATTAACTCTATCCAAGTCGATCATTGGAGTTACTTTTGAATCCTGAGTCTTCATAAAGAACTGCATAGTGAATGACTTCCTGCCAGGGAAATCTGCCAACTTATTCAGCTCATTAATCT